AATTCAACGTCGCTTGCAGATCGAACGCCCACGTCGCTCCACACTCGCTGCTGGAGATGGCACCCGACTTGACCGAGCATCCCCACAAATCATGGCTGGATCTATCGGCCCACGGAATTGAAGAGGCAGGCCATGGCCAAGAGCAACGCGGAACGATCAGAGAAGGCCGCGGCGAAGAGAAAGGAGCGCGGCGAAGTAGAGATTCGGTTTCACAGCCTGCCCGCCACGCGCCAAGCCCTTGCTGAGCTGATGGCCTGGAGCGGCATCGAGGAACATGGCGAGGCCATCACGCTGATGATTCACCACCTGCACGGCCTTGGCCCGGGCGGCGCCCTGCCCCTTCTTGAGCCGCCGCCGCGACACGGATACGTGATACCGGAAAACGTGTCGCGGAAATTGGAGATGGCTTACAGACGCGAAGAGCTGAAAATGATTTGCAATGAGTGAAGCGCGCCTACGCCATCACAACCCTTGAACTCTTGTTCCTACGCTTTTCTATTACGACCCAATTTTCATTAGTAACACGGACGTGAAAGGTGTCAATACGAGGCACACCGTTTACGTCTTCGTACATGATCACAAGGTCACCCACTTGTGGCTCCGAGACGGGGGGATAATGCAGTTCCAACTCTACCTCAACCCCAGCTCTCATCGTTCCATGATTATTCTTCTGATTAAAAGGAAGGCTGCCGCTGATCTCGGTGGTCACTTTGTAAGCGACATTTCGGTTATTTGAGATTTTGACTTTATTTACAATCTCTTTGGCCCCACCGCTTTTAGAATAAGGCCTGACTTCGAAATCGGCTATCAGTGCTCTTTCGGCCTCCTGCACTTGCAACTCCAAAGCTTGTCTTGCTGCATCAATCTGGCGGACCGCCGCATCGGCCATTATCGACTGCTGCTCTACCGAATGTTTTAGCTCTGCCGCTTGAAGCTGCAAGGCATCAGTGCTCAATCTTAGCTCTCGGCCTTGCTGCAGGAAACCGAGTACCAACCAAAGGAAGGCGATCGGCCCAAATGCTCCTGCGAGGAAGTCGCCGAGTTCGTTGAGCTCGAGAGCTAGAAACTTTTCAAACTTAACGGCAACGGTCGCGCTAATTATTACCAAGTAAATGACTGTTCCTAGTATTCCCCAGAACTCTAATTTTTTCGCCACAGCTTGCTCCCCATCGGCACCATGCCGGGCCGAACACAAATACTCCAATTCAACGAATCACGCCAGGCCGTGAGTAATGGCCTCGTTATTTTTCTCTCAACAACTTCTTCTTCAGGAACTCATCAGCATCCTGTGTCAGTTGGTCAAATTGCGGTAACTCAAATGGGGGAACCATTAGCCAGTTTTCTTTATCAAACTTCTTGTAACCCTCCTGAAGCGCAGTTTTACACATTTCCGTAAGAGCTCCATTTTCACCCTGATCAATCAGCTTCCAAAAGAAAAGCAAATAACTTTCAATCGATCCGACAAACTCAAATAAACCATCGTATTTTTTGGTAAATTCAACGCCCCATAAAACTCGACACTCCAGCAACACAGTTGAAAGTTCGGCCTTATAATCCAGACACTGTTGTCGGCTAGACTTCATATTGATGGCGTGGCGACTCAGCACTTCAACTGGCTGCATCCATAAATCATGATAAGAAGGTCTCAAAGCAAACTGAACATCGTAAAATGATGTCCTTGCTACATTTTTGTATTTCAATGCTGCAATTGCGACGCGTCGCGCTAATTCATGATCAGCCTCGCCTCTTACCTGCAGCCTCCAAGCATTGACCCCGATAAATGCAAGACAAACAGCGATTATTGTCGCTATGGAAGAAAATATTTCAGATAGATCGTGAATATCTTTAACTTTAAAGAAATTAGTTTCTATTGGTACTGCTCCCCATATAACCCCGGCACAAAACAATACCGCGCAACCCAACCAAACGACCCAATCTTGTTTCATATCAATCTCCGTGCAATGGAAAACTATGCCATCGAGGACGCCCCATGCCCACAGAAAAACGCACTCCGAAGAAAACCAAGGCCCAGCAGTTCATCGACGGAATGATCCGGCACCGCGGCATCGAATTCGCCAAGCTGGGCATGATGGTCGAGGTGGACGGCGACTTGGGAACAATCGTCGGAATGAACGACTCAGCCAATCTCAACGTTCAGTTCGCCAACCAGCTGCAGTACGGCAAGCACACACACAACTGTCATCCCACCTGGAACGTGAAGTACTTCGATGCGACGGGCAAGGTGATTGCCCATTTCGACAATTGCAAATGCGTGTTCAGGCCAGTCGCGGAGGCAGCATGATCAATCTCTTCTGGCGCCTGGTCGCCAAGCTGCTTGCGCGCCCGGCAATCGCCGACTGGCTCATCACTCGCGCCCAGCGCACCCCGTACCTGCACATCATGTCCGCCGACGGTGCCGAGATGTACATGGGCCGCTGGTGGCTGTTCAACCCGTACAGCCGGGAGACGCACAAACCGGCGCTATGGTGGTTCCCGTGGTCGTTCCGCATCCACCACATCATGCGGCCGGATGAAGACCGCGATCTACACGACCACCCTTGGAACGCCCGAACCATCATCCTGCGTGGCTGCTACACGGAGCAGCGCCTGCTCGATCACGAAGACCCGGCGCTGTCCGGGCTGAATGTTCCCGCCAGCGCCCAGGCCACCGAGTACATCGACCGACAGCCAGGTGACACAGCGCGCCTCAGGCACGGCGAATACCACCGAATCGACAAGGTATTCCACGAAGGCGTCATCACCCTCTTCATCACCAGCAAGTGGCGAGGCGACTGGGGATTTCTGGTCAACGGCGTCAAGGTCCCTTGGCGCACCTACACGGGTACGGACAATTGAGGGGGTTCAAAGTGAGCGAGCCAAAAATCATCTACTTGGGCCCGGCCTGCGAGGCTGGCACCGGTGACGGCAGGACCTGGGCAGAGGACAACCCATGGCCGGATTGCGAGTGCGGCCATCGGTCAGTGCAATACGTGCTCGGTGAGACCTTCGATCGCATGAAGGCCGAACGTGACGCCCTGCAACTGCGCCTGGACGCAACGGATCAGCGGATCGATGAACTGACCCAGCACAAGGCCGAGCCAGTCGAATGGGGTGCGCCGAAGACTGTTCGGCAGTTGATCCGGCAACTCGAAACACTCGACCAAGAACTTCGCCCGCTGTCGATGTTGCGCGTTCCCGGCGAGGTCTTCGAAGACGGCAAAGAGCGAACTCGCGCCGTGCACCTCTCGATATCTCACGAGAGAGTTGATGGTCAGTGGCTTGCTCCATTCAAGGGTGAAGGTGAAAAGGTATTGGCCTTTTGGTGTCGGATGGAGCAGGCCACGCCGGCAACGGTGGTACTTCCTGATCGCCTTGGAAGCCCGGAAAGCATAAAAGCGGTTCTGGATTCGGTCGGTCGCGCTGGCCGAGTTTCGTATTGGGATGCCCGCGACATCTGGAACGCCTGCCTCGACGCAACTGCTGCCCTCAACACCCCGCAGTAACTCCCTCCCCCTTCAAAGTCAGCCGCTATAGCGGCAAGGACGAGTGCGCCCATGGAAAAGAAAAAACTCGGCCCGGACCATTATCGCTACGTCGACGAACTGGACCCAAAAGGCCTCGAAGTAATTTGCAGAAAGTACGTGGTTATCGGTGAAACCGAGCAGTGCTGGTACATCGTGGATGAATTCGACAACAACCTCTTCGGCGGCTCGCAGCGCGAATTCCTGCTGAAGAAGTACCGCAAGCGGATCCTGAAGGATGGAGGCGAGCACGGCAGACGATTCGCCTACACCGATAAGGCTTTGGCGCTGCGCTCGTTCAAACACCGCAAGTCCTGGCAGATGCGCCATGCCCAGCTATCACTCGAGCGCGCCCAGGCCGCCATTGCATATTTCGGCGACGCCAAGACCGAAAGCACCGTACCAACAGACCGCCTGGTGATTCCATGCGAATACATCCAAGCCATGAACTGGAGCGAGTGCTGATGATCCTGAAAGCAATCACCGTAGGCGTCTGCTGCTGGGGCGCCATCATCCTCTCTGTCGCAGCGGTGGCCACATGATTATCGATGACGTGATGACCGACAAAATCACCCTGCACGGCCTCGGCTTTGTGCAGGTCCAGCTCCAGGGCAACCAGCGGCTGCATGTCTGGCACCCCGAGCTCCCGCGCCGCGCTTGCTTCGAGCATTCGGCCATTCATGACCACCGCTTCGACTTCGTGTCGCGCGTGCTTGTAGGGACGCAGATCAACCATGTCTACGCCTATCAGAAAAAGCATGACGGCGAGTTCCTGCTGTACCTGCATGAGGGCAAGCGGATGGCCAATGGCGGACGCCCTTGGACCCCAGACGGCTGTGCCGATTTCAATCTGGCCGCCTCGTTTGAAGTACCGGCCGGCAAGGATTACGACAGCACTGCGTACGTCTACCACCGCACAGAGCCAGGTGGTGATGGCCGGGTAGCTACGATCATGCGAAAGACAGGTGAATGGCAGGCCGGAGCTCACTCCACTTGCCGCGTCGGGGTCGAGCCAGACACGAATTTCGACCGGTTCCAGTGGTCGCCCGCTCAGCTCTGGGAGGTCGTCAGCGACGTACTGCTCGGCCAGAAGGTGACGCCATGATCGCAGCGCCGCTGTGCAAGTACTGGG